TTTAAAGTTTCTTTTTTACCTTTGTAGTAACTACCAACAGCACCTAGCGCTGCTGCTAAACCTTTATAAGCTGATCTTCTTCTTCCTACTCTAGTTGCCATTATCTAACCTAAAATCCCCAATGGGTCCACCATAATATCACCCAGTCCACCACCATACTCTTCTACAACAGGTCTAGTCATAATATCTGCACCTGTCTTAGTCTTATCAACCTGCAAACCAACATCAAATTCTTTTTGCCTTTGACCAGCTGCAAATGCTTGTGGGTCCGTGAATCCACCATACTGCTGAGGATTAACAAATGGTACACCTCTGAAACCTAAACCACCAGCTGCCCCTATAGCAGAACTAATAGCAGCATTTCTTCTGCCAGATCTTGCATTTAAAATACCCTGTCTCTGTGCTGCTTGCTGAGCTTCAAGGTTAACTAGTTGATCACCAAAAGTATCAGCTGCTCTTTCTTTTATGATGTCAGGCATAAAGCTACTTTCCATTACACCCATACCAGTGAGAGAGCCTATAATGTTTCTCATGTTATCACGCAAACCAGTTTGAGCTCTCTGTCTACCGGCTGCATATTGAGCCGCAACATCAGCTTCATCTTGCTGGGTTAAAGTGTTAAAGTCAGTGCCCATAACACCACCAATGTAATCACGCATCTTGTTCTGAAAAGCCAATGAACTTTGCAGTTCCTCTGGTAAAGCGCCCCCAAGTACTGACATCAAATCAAGATTGAGATCCGTACCAGCTTCTTTTATAGGATCAGTTGAAGATTCAAAACTACCACCATAGGTTTGCCTAGTACCAATAATTTTTCCATCACGAATTTTTAAACCATATTTATCAGCATTACTTCTAAGGTACTTCTTGAAGCCAGGAATATCAGCTAGGGTTTCCCCTTTCTGAGATTTAATCCTTGTAACCTCAGCTTGAGCTTCTTCAGCGCTCATACCTTGAGACATTAAAAATTCTTGTGCAGCTATAGGTGCTGACATCCTCTTGGTTTTCTTTCTACCAAGAGTACCACCACCAGTAAGAGATATACCGCCGCCACCAGATTGAGCCATATTAATAGCTGTTGCCTGGTTAAAACCACGTCTAACATAATCCTCAGCAAGGGCACGTTGCTCAGGTGTCAAACCACTAATAAGCTCAGGTGTCATTGAGTCTAATACACTACCTGCCCCCTGTGCTACAGCTGCTGCCGATTCCTGATCCATATCTTTAGTATATCATTTACCTAAAACTGTATAGTCAAAGACCACTTTACTGATTGTCAAATCCTCAGTGGTTGAATTGTGATACAACCTACTCTTAAAAATCTTTCCACTTGGGTTGTTTATCTGGAAAGACACTTTGCTAAACGGCTTCCCAACACTACTAGTAAAGATATCTACACCAAAGTCAGCATCACCAAAGTTCTTAACCTCTGAGCCGGGTATCGTAAACTTATGTAAACCAGATTGTCCGTTCTCCCAGAAGTGCTGTAAGGTTACTGTAGCTCCAGTATCACTGCGAGCATATATAGTAACATTTGTAACTTCTTTGCCTAAACTAGCATCACCAAAATCTAGAGTTCTAATCTGATACTCAAAAGGAATGGCATCGCCATTATAATTATTGCCCTTATCTGCATCTAAAAACTCATTACCATTTATATAATATAAGCGCTTATCCTCTCTGTTAATAAGAGTACTTCTAATTGAATCTGTCCAGCCAGTGTCCTTACTCCAACTAGGTGCCTCTCTATCGTTATAATTCAAAGTGTACCTCTGGTCTGGATAACGCTTCTGATTAGTAGAGGGAAATAAATATTGGAGCTCACCCTTTAATTGATAATTCACCAACCTACCTCTAGCCAGAGTCTCGTTAGATAGAGACTCGAACACTGGAAAGATTTTCTCAGATAGCCCCAAGGGCTTCACCTGCTGGAAATTCTCTGTTAAAGATAGTTGAAATACCCTACCCCTATCTGATACAAAATAATGGTCATTGTTGCCCTTGCTCACGACAAGCCTAGGACCTAATGCTCCAACCTCCGGGCTAAGTGTTGTCACACTTATATGCGGTTGGGGGAAGTTACGACCCGGAGGATTAGAACCAGACATCAATAATATCTCGCGCTCCGCATAAACCACCAAGTTTTCGTTGGAGATTACCTTTAAAGCAGTAATAGGTGATTCACTCGGCATATCTAGAAAGAATGCAATATTGAAGGAATCTGAATTGCTGCTGAAATTATCAATGTCTGAAATTAAACTAGCGTATACACGACGAGGATTCAACTCATCACCAGCTAAAAATACCCTGTTCTTATGCCATACACCAAAAGATGGATAACCAACGCCAGTAGCACTAGGATTACTAGCAGTCGCTAAATATGATTCATCTAAAGTACCTTCTGTACTATTCTGCCTAGTATAACTAGGGGGCCAAGTAACTGTACTTACAGTTTCAGCATTAATCACTAAAGGATTATTTGCGCCATCACAATAAAAAAATTGACCATCAGCCTCGAAACCATAAGGCTCACCGGTATTGACAAGACCACTATAAATAATCTTATAGTTCCCATTGTCTGGATCAATAGAAAGAATTTCCGGGTAAGCAATTGCAATAAACCTATGAGTCCCGTCAGTATGTGTGTAATTAAAAACCTCATCAATGTAGAAATCAGGTGGCAGATCAAATGATTTCTCAAATCCTTTTTTCTTAACTAAACCTAGCTTCTTAACCGCTTCAAAGTTTTCTGCAAAAGAAGTCTCTCCGTCAAGTAAACTAAGTTCGTCATCTCTTAAATTTAACCCTGCACTAAAATTGTCTATAGATAATGTTTGATTAGCTATTGGCATTACAGATTCCTATCTCTACTCGCACGCATTCTAAACAAGCGCTTACCACGCTTCTTTAGTCCATACTTATTTCTGATATAGCCTGAGCTTAAGGACTTCTCAAATAAAGACCAATATGCAGGCCATTCTGTATCACCCTTTGCTCTGCGCAGTTCAGCGAAGATCCCATCAACCATAATCTCATGGAAGTCTTCTGGTAATAAAACCGTATCTGTAATATTTGATCCGGTAATACGAGTTAACAGAGTCTGATAAAAGACCTGTAAAGTATATGCTGCATTCGGAGTTGGAATAAGCTTTACAACTCCCTGGTTTACATAGAAAAATAACGGGCTATCGTTTGTAGTAAGCCCGTCCTCAAGCTCTTTCGCTCTCTCTAAATCAACTTGCGGGATATCAACATAACTACCGTTACTCTTATCTAATACAATTCTATTGATTAGATTAGGACTCCAAGCATCATTCCCGACTGGAGAAGTTAAAGTAGCTGTCCCTGAAACTGTAGTAATTGTAGACACTTTATCTGTAATGTCTAAATCTACAGAGTTCCTTCTGATGTAGTTAAGGACCTTATTGGTCGCTTGAATTGCCGCAAGTGCTTCACCTCCCGTACCTTGTGCCGTAGAACTAGACATTGGGGTTTCCTTCTGCCTACCTCTAGCGTCATTAATTAAATCAAGATACGTTACCACTTGTTAGCTTTTCTTCTACCTCTCTCTCTATTTTACTACGTTCTGCCCCTTTGATCTGTTCAGCTTTTGCTTTTGCCTTTTCAATATTAGACTTTTTAGTACCTTCAGCTCTAGCTTCTTTATCGCGAAGACGCTTGCGAATACCACCAATAAGAGTATCGCCCTCCTCTTCCTTGCGAGCCTTGAAAGCTGTCATCATAAGGTCGTAGCCCTCTTGGTCTAGTTTCTTCTCGTTCTGAGGGTCCCTAGAAGCCACTATGCTTTCTCTCAACGCATTATCAAAAGCATTACTAGCTATCAAATCTTCAATCATCCAAACTGGCATATGGAAGCCAGCTCCACGCCCATACTGTCTAACCTCTATGTCTTCAAAATCTGGCTCATAGTGAAGAGCTCTATTACCTTTAGCTACATTACGCTTAAAGAAATCAACTAATCTCTGTTGATCTTCCTCACTAAAGTCTTCATGAGGAATCCTCCATACAGGATTCTCACCGTTTACCCAGTGCCTCTCCCTATAGTTAGGATTACCTCTTCTTACTGTCTTTTTAAAATGTGTGCTATTTGGGTTGTAATCACAATGTGCACCAAATGCTATTTGCAGTGGTAGGAATCCGTTTCCCTTCTTTACTACCTGACCTGTCTTGTGGTCTGTTTCATCACGAATAATATCGTCTGTTATTACTAATCCGCCTTGTGTTGTTACGAATGGCATATCTTTCCTCTCTTTTCCTTTCCTGAAAATATAGGGGGTCCCCGCTCCGCGGTAACCCCCTCATATTTATATTTTTACAGTCTAGACATTCCTGTTCTAGTACCTAGAGTCCATGGAGCTTTAGCACATAGGGAGAATGTAGTTGCATACAATCTCTTAGTGTTGTCACCATCGTTTCTCTCAGGTTGTTGTTCAGCAAGTCTCATGATACGAAGCTCGATGTTCTCTTTGTTTGGAACATAGATAAGCTCAGTATCACTAGCAGCATCAGAAACATAGAACTTACACTTGATACCGTTGATCAAGTACTCATAGCACCATGTACCGAATGTACCACCAGATTGTGAACTTAGTGTCTTCTCAGCTGGTCTTTCAAGTCTTACAAGCTTGTTAAGATCACCTAGCATAGTCTCACTTAGATATACATCACAAGTAGGAACTCCTAGATCACGATCGTAAGAACTCATAGCACTGAAAGCACCTCTATCACGTAGTTGGATCAAGTCAGTCTCAAGAATATCTTCGCTGATCGCACTACCTGTAGTTGAGTATCCACCACCAGAGCTAATGAATGAAGTTACACCACCGGCCTCTGAACCAGTACCAGCAGTTCTTGTGAAACCTCCAGAAGTAGCAGGGTTGCTACCTTGGGTTCTTTCACCCTTCAGTCCACCACGCTCAATCATTCTGATGATCTCAGGCATCTTGTTAGCAAGCTGTTGCTCGTAACTAAGTTCGTTCTGCCCAAAATGCTGGAATGAACCATCAGCCACAGGATTAGCAATGCTAATAGTGTGAGTGAAGTTAGTGATGTAGTTGATATCAGTTGTTGCGGTTGCGGTATCATTTTGTGCACCGAAATCGCCACCAATATCTTCCTTTCTAATGATGTAAAGCTTAGCACCAGATGCTAAGTTAGCATCAGAACCAGTACTAAGTGTTACTGTAATTGAAGTGTATGCCGCGTTCACAGCAGTTACTTCATATGTAGCAGAACCATCTTCCGTTCTCAGGTAAGATACACTAGCTTTAAGCTCATTGTCAAACGGATTATAGTTTGACGGTGCAGTAACAGTGAAGCTTCCCGCTCCAGCTGTATATGCAGAACTCAAAGTAACTGTACCTTGACTGATAGCCTGATGGAACCACTGGATTTTTGAATGCATCTCACTCACCTGTTTCATGTGATTCATGGTGAATGGAGCATACACTCTTGAAGTTCTAAGAATATCTTCATAGACCTTCTCCTTTTGAGTGAAAGAATCATTGTAGATCAATGATCCTGTGTCAGGGTTAGCCATATTATTACTCCTCTTTTACTATCTACCTACAACTCTATATTATCATACACATAGATGTATCTAACCTCTTCCGGCATTCAACATCTTAATTGCATCCATTTGTGTAATATTTCCAGAGGCTCTTTTTGTATTATATTCTTGCAATACCTTCTTATCTAGCGCGATGGGCTTTTCATTTGTACTCTGCCCTTTCGCAGCTGCACCTAATTGCTCAGGTCTAGCTTTCTCTTTTTTAGGAATTGCTTGCTTAATCTTAGGTTTAATAATCTCCCAATGCTGCTTAGCAACTTTATTTACTTGAGCTGGAGTTAGAACCTGTGTGCCCAATCTGCTGCGCTCTAAAGATAGAAGTTCTGTAAACTTACTCTCGATTGCATCGTATAGAAAATTACTTTCATCGTTAATACCATACTTCTCCAAAGTTGCATCAATCTTATCCATATAAGTTTCAGCTCTCTTATATGATTCTTGTACAATACTTTGCTGCTCTTGATGCCTAGAAGACTCCTGTTTAATCTCTTCAATTACAGATCTTCTAATTTGCTCAGTAAGTTCAGCTAGATCCGCTTTAGTAAGAACATCTTTCTGAGCCTTCTTGCTTTCTTTCTCTGCCTCTTCCTGGGCCTTTGCCCTTCTTATAGCTTCAGCTATCTCTTCAGCTGTAGTACCTTTTGGCTCTGGTTTTACTGGCTCATCTAAATTGATATCTTCAAACTCACTAGTTGGATCCTCTAAGTCAAACTCAACCTCACCAATAGGGTCGTTTACATCTTCAACTGTTGGATCTTCAATCTCAACCCCCTCATCTGCAACCTCTTCTTGCACTTCCTCTTGAGCCTCCACTTCCATTCCTGTGTTTTCTTCTGTCATTTCCTTTCCTTTTATTTCTTACTCAAACGAAAAAATATTTTTGCAATCCCCTCTAACTGAGCTGTATGTCTAGCAATATAAGCATCGCTATTAGTCACCACGCTAATACCAGGCGGGACTGCAGCGCAACTATCTATATACTCCATAACTGTCTGCCACTCATTTGGCATCATTGATTCTAATTTACGTATAGCTGTATCTAGCTTGGAATCAAAATCTTCCTGCTTACCTACACGATCCGAGGTCGCTGTTCTTCCATGTCTTCTCATTGTTTCCTTTCCTATTTAGGTACTTGAGAGCCTGGGTTTTCTGCCATCTTCAACCTTAGTTGCTGCTCTAATTGGGCTTGCTTTTGTACCTGTTCCTCTTCTTTCCTTATCGTTGCCTCATCTTTACGAATGTCTGTAAGCCCTAGATCACTCGCCTTTACTACACCTTTATGAATCTGCTCTAGATCTACTGTACGAACTACCTCTGGTGGTAACTTGCCTAAGAACTCATAGTAATTAGCTAAATTAGCTCTCATTAAATCTTTACTCAAACTAGTCTTAGAGCCAGTAATAATCACATCACTTTCTGAAATAGGTGCAGTTAGAATTTGATACAAAGTAAATAAACTAGGCTCAGGCACGGGCGTAATATCTTTGAGCTGTAACGTCTTCATCTCAACTTCTAACTGCAAGCTTTGTGCTTGCTTGATAGCGTTATCTCTAGCCATCTCTTCTTGCTGAACATGCGCTGCTTCCATTTGGTCTATCTCAGCATCTGAGATTGCCAGCATTCCTGTCTGTGGGTCAATGCCACTTGGAGGTGCAATGAAAGGTGGAATCTCACTAGCTGCAAACTCTTGTAAAGATTGAATCTGCTGCAACATCCCCTCTAGTTCTTGCTTCACTCTCTTGTTGTCTATAGCTTCATGTAACTTGCGCTGATAGAACTCTTCGTAAGCTTCCTCAAGACCAGAGAACTCAAGTAAACGAACAAACAACTCATTCTCTTCTAATACCTCTTCATAGAAATCAATATCCAAAAGCTCAGGATCATAAGGTCCCACTACCTCTTCAATCTGTTCTTTTAAAATTCTTTGAGTACGCTGTATACGATTAGTAATACTAGGTTGCAATACCTGCTCATCAAAGTATGATGAAACGTCAGCTACACCCATCTGACCAGCACTGTTGACTTCTCTAACTTCAGCAGCACTACGCTTGCCATCATTAAAGACACCCATCTGCTGCCTAGAAAGACCTGAGCCCTTCTCTACAACACCCTGGATATATTCACTGAAAGCTTGGAACTGATTTATAACTTGATAATATTCTGGTGGTATTAAAGCCGACACATTGTAGCCTTCATACTGTGCACCAGGTGCAAACTCATCTGGAGGTGTCTGCTCAAAATCAGCACTTGGATCTCTTATAAGTTGCAATGGTGGATCAACAATCATAGCTGTTGTTCTACTAGCACCACTAACCATCTGATTCAATAAAACCTGATGTGGTAAAAATGGGATCAAGAAACCTTGATGATAGAAAACACCAGGCAAAGTAGGGCCAGCTTTAGCAAGTCTAATACCATGTGATACCTTGTCTACTCCCTGAGAGACTTTTAGGATAAATGTAGTATCACCATTATTGATACCAAGATCACTAAAATTGTCAACTACATTTGCATCCTTCGCAACAGTGATGTAGAGACTGTCACCCTGGATTGCTTCTCCCTCAGAATCTGGATTGTCCAAATAAACACTTGGGATATAAATATCATACAAACGAACCTTGCCATAAGGAGTATGATTACTTTCTTCTTCCTGTCTTCTAGATGAACCCATACGCTCACCATCAAAAGCAGTACCACCTTTCATACTAGGTTTAATTACACTTACAAACTCTTGGTTAAAATCACCACGCCTCTTAAGATCTGCGTAGTTGACATCATAACGAATTACAATATTACTCTCTTCCCATCTATCAGTCTCAGGGAAAATACTCACATCCTTAATGCCAGGAACCTTTACATCTACATAGTGATTGTCTTCATCATAGAAATGAAGTAAACCCGTATTCCCGTAAGTAATGTTCTCAGCTAAAGATGATGTGTACTTCTCTTTGAAACCAAAACGCTGATTCTCTGTCTTTAAAATATTTACCCAAGCTTCATTTGCATTTGGCAAAAACTCAGCAATACCATACTTATTAAAGAACCTACTGTTCTTGCGCTTAATGTCAACCCAATCACCATTAGCTGGGAAGATTGCATTCTTTGTATGCATCATCCATGCTCTATATAAACTGAGTAGTAACGGAATATAAAGACTGCTAAACTCATCCTGCCCATCTAAATACTCTTGTGATTCAGCTTGAAATCTATTCAACTGTTGATTGTCTGTAATCCTGTTGTGACCAAATACATAGCCATCATCAAACTCTTGTTTAATAGCACGGTCTACAGCTTCACGCTGAGTATCTAGATCATCTGAATTGAATGATCTGTTGAGCAAGAATTTAATATGATCAAGTACAACTTGTTTGCCTTGTTCGTCATCACCATTTAAATAGTCAACTACACTTACCATTATACTTTCTTGTTACTTAGTAACAGCAATGTAACATCGGTGAAATTAGTCGCTGTCCCTGCTATCGTATATCTCGCTCTTAAAAACTTGTTGAGGTTCTTATCACTTAAGTTGAACTTTTGCCTCAGTGGTGTACTTGTTGTTGTATCCGCTGGTAAAGTTGTACTACCTAAAACCTGTGTGAAACTTGTACCTGTTGTGCCTGCTGGGTTTGTCAACGTCACTGCGTTAATTCTCTCTGCATCTGCAAAATCTCTTTGATCTGATTCCTCAATAACAATATCTAAAGTATCACTACCAGAACCACTTGGAGCTGGCATCACCAATAATACAGAGAAATCTCTTCTGTCTTCAGTCGCTAATACAGTGCTGTATAAAGTACCGGTCGAACTTGGGTTCACCCCATTTAAAAAACTATCTACTACGTCTGCCATTCCTTAACTCCTAAAAAGATTGGGGCGGCGAGCAAAACATAATAGCCGCCCCATAACTCATTACTATGAACTAGTGTCAATCTCAGAAACTCTGAAATCAAGATGAAGCACAAGTGCTCCTGCAGTAGGATCATCATCAGCAATTGTCATGATAATATTTCTGCCTGCTGCTGTTGTTTTGGTAGTGAATGTAGAAGCAGTAGAAGGATCTAAGTCCGTTCCACGTACTCCAGCATCCCAGATATTACTACCACCACTGATTGCAGTCGCACCTTCAATACCAGTAGCATCATCAGTTTCGATTCCAAGTGCGATTGTTGCACTGTCATCAGCTCCATCAGTATAAGTAGTTGTTACCTCATACCAAGCATTACATACGATTGCATTGTTAGGAAGAGTACCACCTCTAAGGTTTACAGTTCCTACAGCTGCACCGTCTGTATCTACGTCATGATACAAAGTAAGACAGTTTGCTACCTGTCTTGTATCACCATTGTTTGAGTAGTATAAATTACCACTAGCCGTATCAATACCAAATAATACATAATCATTTGCCGCATCGCCTAGCGAGTTTAAACTACCTGAAGAACCAGTGATATCAGTCACATTTTGACCGCTATACACCTGATCTTTTCTTTTATTTAGCGCCATCTCGTTACTCCTTTTGAACGTTACTAAACTATCGCCTACACCATTCAGTATATCACTTACCTACGTAGATGCCGCCTCTTGCGTTTTACCTTGCGCGTTGAACCACGAGTTCTAAAATCTACCGCTTTATCATATAAAGCTGGAAACACATGAATGAATACATAGCCAGCTGCATCCATGATATGCTCATAGAACTTATCTTTTTTAATCTCTTCTGATGTACCATTATCACTAACCTTGCCTTCTTTATAAACCCAACCTGTTTCTAAAGCCTCAGGCATAATTCCATTACGCTGAGTACCATCTGGTCTTATATGGATACCAGCTGCTGGATTTAGGATAACCCCCATTGCGTCATGAACCTTGCGACTAAACTTGGAACGCATTGCCCTCGCTCTATCAAGTGGCTTAGACTTCATGGACTGAACATTCTTCTTAAAGAATCGCTTCATTAACTCAATAGCAGGTGCCGCTGTACCCTGAGAATTACCATAACCACCAGCTGGATCTGCGTAAAAACGCACATCCTCAACACCCGGATATTCAGTTGCAATAAACTCTTGAATCCTCACTAAGAAATTCTCAAGCTCTTCATCCTCAGCCATAATTGCATTGTGAATAACACAACGGTTTAAAGCATCTGCCTGCAAAAAGACAGCAGCTGGGAAATGAGTACCAAAATCAACCCCTACATGTAGTGGCCTCTCTGGCATAAACTGCCCTAGCTGTGTATAAGTACTACAATGCTGAACCTTATTAAACTCTGGAACCACTGGTTTACCAGTCGGTACAGTAAACGAAAGCTCCATCTCCTGCAACCATGCATACTCTTCAACACCACTAGCTCCAGGGATCGGCTCACCACCAGGAGTCGTACCATACCTCTCAGCATGAAACCACTTGTCGCCAACTTCAGTGCCGGGTCTCTTCTTTGGATCTGCTGAATAATGTAAGCTCACAACAGTATGATTGAACTCGTTGTACACCTCAGTAACACCTATCATGTGCTCCTTAATAGGAGAGCCCTTCTTAATCTTTGTAACTAATTCCTGAAATGCCGTTCCAAACTGTGGTGTAGAGACAATCGCAGCTCTACAGTTAGGGCCCTCTAAAGCTGGCTTTAACGCCTTGATAGTCTCACTGCAATTCTTTTGAAATGCAAACTCATCAATAAACAAGTTGTTAACAGTGAAGCCGCGAATCTTATCAGGACCACTAGGCAAGGCTTGAATCCTACTGTTAATAACAGGATTCCTAATCTCTGATACTAATATATCTCGCTTCTCATCTAATTGAGGCCAAGGAAATGCCTTTGGTAAATGCTCCAACATTGGCTTAAAACGAGCTTGTATTAACTGCTTAGCTCTGTTCTCATTGATACTGATAATAAGATTTTCACTATACGGTTCAAATAAAAATGCCCATAATAAATATGCACACCAAAAGTGAGTCTGGTACATACGACGACTCTTGTTGACAACCATTATCTTTGATCGCTTATAGATATCAACAAGCTCTTTTAAATAACGATATGGAGGTGCACCACGAACTTCGTTCCTAGATTCATCTACCGTCTGAACACAATCAACAAAAAAACTCCAGAAGTCCGTCTTCCATTGACCCATCTTATAAACGATCAACTCAGCAGTTACATCCTCTGGATTTAAATCGTGATATTTACTCAAGCAGCTTTGGTTCCTCTAATAATTCAGCCTCAAACTTACCAGTATCAATCTGCTCAGAAGGATTCATATTCATTACTTGACTATAAACTTGATCAACAGAATGCTTAACCTCTTGCACATTCTTAAACTCACCACTATACTCACCGGTTAATTTTGCATAATCTGCAAATAACTTCAATACATCTTTAGCACTTAACTCTGGGTCTTTTAATGCATCCATCGCTAAACCACTAAGCTCAATAGTTACAGGTCTAAGTAAATCAATAATCTTAGTACCACGCTCAATCTCCATCTCAATCATATGAGATGCAATCCCCTGTGTAACTGCAGTTCTAACTTCAGCTGCTATCTGATCCCAACGACAAGTCTTAGCAGCTCTACTTACTGCTGAATAATGAACTCCAAAAACATCAGCTATCTCTTTGTAATCAGCTCCACGCAAATACATAATAAATGCACTTGCATAAGCACGTTGATCTTTAAACGTACCCTTATCTATCTCAGCTAAAGACTCCTTTCTGACAGATTGGAGGCCCTCTTTAACTTCTTTATATAAAATCTTTTTCTCGTCGTGACTTAGAGTAACTCTCTCTTTAGCCTTACCCTCTAAAAATCCACGCCCCAACACATCCTCAAGGATCTGCCGGGTCCCTGTAGCGGAGACCTCTGCCTTCTTTTTCTTTGCCATTCTTTTCCTTGCCTATACTTTGGTAATACGCATCGCGCCACCAAAGCTGATCTCGTGATCCTTAGAGCCAATTGCCACAACTCTAAAACCTTCGTCTGTAACCTCAGTTACAAAATTAATACCACTATCATTTGTGATAGCTTGTATCCTTGTTTTATCCAAAGACCTCTTAGTAACTTTACCCGTCTTCGCTCTTACAAAAACAGTCGACTTACTATCATAATAGTAAATATTTTTATCCTCTGGACCCTTACCAACTAAGTCAATATGGACTCCAACCAAATCACCACGGCTAATCTCGTATTTACCAATTTCAACAAGTTCATTGTCAAGCGTAGTAGAACCTTTAAGTTCAATCTCTTCTATTAAATTAGCAAATGGTGCATCTTTACCTGCTGGTCCTTCTGGTCCGATATCACCCTTTGGTCCTTTTGGTCCCTCTGGTCCTCGTGGTCCTTCTGGTCCGATATCACCCTTTGGTCCTCTTGGTCCAACTGGTCCAACTGGTCCCTGTGGTCCAATCGGCCCTGGTGTTTTACTTGCTGGTCCTTCAGGCCCAATATCACCTTGTGGCCCCATCGGTCCTTGTGGTCCAATCGGCCCCTCTGGACCCTGTGGTCCTCTTTCCCCTCTCGGCCCCTCTGGACCCTGTGGTCCAGGAATTAAACTTGCAGGCCCCGGTAGACCACGTTTTCCCTGTGGTCCTACCGGCCCAATATCACCTTGTGGTCCCATTGGTCCTTGTGGCCCCATTGGCCCCTGAACCTCAGTTAAAGCTTCTACTAGTTTTTTAACCTTGTGAGAGCGAAAGTTTTCCATACTTTTATTATATACTATGCGACTTCGGCGGGCTCTTTCACCTCTTCCTCTTGCGTAACTTCCTTAAAAACGACTTGTGAGCTACCCTTTACAATGTCAACCACTTGAAAGATATCCTCAAATTTCATTTGCCC